ACATTAGACACAAGGAACAAGCCAACAGCTTTGATTAAAACATGTGGAAAAGATAAGCAATGCAAAGATAAGGAACATTAGCAGATCTTTCATACTGGCAATATGCACAATTGGGGAAAAATAAGAGAATTGTGTCCAAAAGATTGGCTTTACAGAGGTACTTACAAAGACTATAGTGTGGGTATCCGAAGAGGAAAAAGATAAAGTGAATAAGGAATGGAAATGCCAGATGCAGAAAGGAATAGGGGATAGATGAAGCCCTTACTTATTCAGTAGGGGCTTCGTCATGTTTGGAAATAGTGATACTATCATTGTTGTGTATAATGGTATTATAAGTGGTAATTTCGCTCTCTGTAACGTGGGATACAATATTATTAAATTCTTGCATAGTACGTAATCTATCTAATTCTTTAACTTGCTCTTGAGAGAATAATGAGGAAGATCCTTCATTCATATAATTTTTCATTTTATTCCAATCTTCTGAAGTCCTCGTTTTAGTCAAAAGAATACTTTTTAATAAACGATCAAATTCAGGCTGCACAATTATTGCATTTAGAATATCAGCGAGGGATATACCATTATATTTGTCGATAACTAAAGTGAATTGTTTCATTTTTTCAATTGCTTTGTCTGAAAGATTCAATTCTTCAGAAATATTTCTGTTTTCGGGAAGCCTAGATTGTGTAAGCCCAATTAAATAGTCTGTAGAGACATTAAAACAATGAGCCATTTTTATAAGCATTGAGATACTCGGCTCGTTTTTTCCTTGTTCATATGCTGCTAAGGTTGTTTTAGCAATGCCGAGAAGGGATGCTAGTTCATTTTGGGTTAATTTTTTTTCAGAACGTAACTCTTTTATGCGTTGACTAATCATATTATCACTCTCCTTGTATATATTATATCTTGCTAAACAAAAAAAGTACATAGAAAATGTAAAAAAGTATTGACAGTACATAAATAATATACTAAACTATGGAAGTACACAAAAAAAGTACGAAATAAGGGAAGGAGAAGTATTGATGAAGCGCGTAACGATAGTTTTAGAGGACAGTGTGCACAAGGCAACCAAAATAAAAGCTGTAATGCAGGATAAATCTTTTATTCAGTATGTGGCAGAACTGGTAGAACGAGATGTGCAAAAAGATTTAGAAGCAAAAAAGAGCAAACACAGTAACTTTGGCGAGTGATGTGTTTGCTCAAACAAATTTAATACGCGACATTAAAGGATATGCCGAAGAACTTAACGAACTCAAAATTGAAGTGGTTGATTTCTTTAAAGAAAACAACTATAAGGATGGAAAAGGAGAGACGCGTCCCTGCTATAATATCACAAAGAAAGGTTGCGAGTTCATTGCTCATAAGTTGACTGGAATCAAGGGAACAGAGTTCACGGCTCGCTATATCAACCGCTTTCATGATATGGAGGAACAGATTCACAAACCTAAGTCTGCATTGGAAATGTTACAGCTTCAGAGCCAGGCATTATTGGAGGTAAATGAGAAAGTAGAAGGTGTAAAGCAGGAACTTGATGATTTCAAGTTGGACATGCCGTTACTGGCAGTGGAGTGTGATCGGATTACCACAGCGGTGCACAAGCGCGGAGTAGATGCACTTGGTGGAAAAGATAGCAATGCGTATAGAGATACATCCATGCGCAGTAAGGTGTATCAGGACATACATAGAGAATTGAAACGCCAATTCGGAGTCAGCACCTATAAGGCTATAAAGCGTAACCAGTGTGATCAGGCAGTAGCGATCATTGATGAATATGAATTACCATTTGTCCTTACGGAAGAGATAAGAGACTGTAATGCGCAGATAAGCATGACAACTATGTGAGCATCTGGAGGGACAGACAATGGTAGAGATAGAAATTATTGAAATGGTGAATACCTTAGCGAAAATGTCAGAGGAAGGATTTCAGAAATTTCTTGGCTATGTAAAAGGGGTAAGTGATCCCGATGAAGAGAGATTCCTTAAAGAATTGGTACGAGTTGCACTGGTGCAACGGCGGAAGCAGGCTGCGGCCTGTCAGATGTAGGGAGGTAACGGTATGTACGAAACACTTAATGCAGAACTGGGAATTGATGCTTGTAACTTATCCGATTTGACAGCGGAACAGGTAAGCTGCTTTTTGAACCAGTGGGAAGAAGGAGCCAGTATTGGTACATTAACAGTATTTAATGATGAGAGTGATATATTGATCCTGAATAAGGATAACGAACTGTATGATACTTATCGAGAACTGGCCGAAGCGTACATGGGCGGATCAGCGGAGATAAGGAAACAGTTGTGGCAAAAATGTCCGAATGGTATGAAGGAGACTCTCAGAGTTATGGAAAACTGTCTGAGACGTAGAAGGATTAGCAGAGAACTGTTTTGTGCAAGGAGAAATGCTATTAAAAGTAAAACATCGTGGTTGGTGCTGGATGCCCTAATCAAGGGTTACGATTCTACGCAAGCAGTAACGATGGCGTTTCGGTATGGAATGATGCAGGGGAAACGCATGGAGAGAGCAAAGAGAAAATAGTGGATAGTTGGTGCATTGAATAATTGATTATTATATGTTATCCTAAAAATGGAGGAATTGAAAATGGTTGAGAAAGATTATTTAAGCAAAAAAGTCGATGAAAAGCAATGCCTCAAATCACTAAATAGTGTAAATAGTGAAATTGACAATGAAATTTCAGTTTATGAGGATAAGGTTAATGCGCTGGAAGCATTAATATGTAAATATAGTGCAAAGACTAATACTGCAGAACCCCTTGCCATAGCTTCAATAATGTATGCAGTTATTTTAACAGCGGTAACGTTGTTGGTTGATGCAATTCCGATTGATGATACTGTTTCAAGATGCATTTTGCTGGGAACATTCATTTTTGTATCATTCTTTTTGGGAGGTTATTATGTTTGCAGCAAAAAAAGAGCATATAACAATGCGTTTGTGCTTGAGTGTTTAAAGTTCAAATATAATGAATTAAAAGGGAAAGAAACTCAAACTGAGAATCAGGGAAAAAC